TTCTTTTTGTTCTTTTTCTTCTGTTGCTGTACGGATACGTCTACTTCCTGGTGCATCACGAAGATCTCCAAAATCTAGGGCATCCATTTGTTCATCTACTGTAGGCATCTCTACTGCTTTTATTTCACCCTCTTCTTTCATAGTAGGCATTTCTACTGCTTTTACTTCACCCTCTTCTTTTTTAGTAGGCATTTCTACTGCTTTTGTTAAACGTCGATCTTTAGGTGCAATGGCTTGTGATGGTAAATCTCTACGTGTTCTAGGTTTTTCTTCCTCATATAATTTTATATTACCCTCTCTAGACATTGCATTAGATATATCTTCCATACGATCAGCAACCCCACTACCTGTATCAGATGCTTTTCTATATTCATCATTATTTAAAAATTCTTCGGATGCTTCTTTAAATTTATTCTGTTTTAAAAGTTTTAATGTTTTAGGACTACCTGATAAGTCTCCCCTAAAAAAACCATCTACTACAAATTTTTGTAGATTTTCTGTGTAGGTATCAAAGTTAGGTAAGAATTTGTCTATTAATTTCAATTTATCTTTTATATCTTTTTCTAAAAATTTTTCTGCTTTTTCTTCACTTATTTTCATTCCTTCTTTTACATCTGGTCCATAGTGACCATAACCAATAGTAAAGTATTTTTCACCAGGAAGTTTATAAGCTTCTAGTCTTAATCCCTCTTCACCTCTAAGATGATCTTTTAACTTTCTTAAACTTATCATATCAAGTTCCTTTAGCTGCGGTCTGTATCTCTAAGCGCATATTTTCCATACGTCTTAGTATATGCAGTTGTCCTTGCGCTCTGTATATTTCTACTTCATCGTCACTCTGCTCTAGTATACGATAAGCACTTTCTTTTTTATTATCTAAGTATAACGTAAACAATTCATCAAAATCTGGTTGATTAACTAGAGGTAATAAATCTCTAGCCACTCTCTGATCAAGCATTACCTGCACCACCTTGTTGTAACATTGCCATTAACTCAGGGGGAATCTGTTGTCCTCCTCCTTGTTGAGCCTGTTGCTGTTGCTGTTGTGTACCTGCATTAGGTCCACCACCTGTAGCAAATCCTTGTTCTCCTGGTGCTGGTGCTTGACCTGTACCTATAGTACCACCCCCTGCTCCTGTAGGATCTTGTGCAGGTTGTGGGTTTTCTTCAATTATTTTCTTTTGCATCTGCTGTAATAGTATAGCCTGTCTAAATGCTTCTTCAGGATTGTTTGTTACCTTATCTACATCCAGATCCATCGTTGCTGCTATCTCACGCATGATGTATGGGAACTTAGCAAACGGTGCTAGGACAGGACTACTTGCAATCTGTAGGAAACTAATGAGACGTTGTGACCTAACTTCATTCTTCATAAAGCTTTCTGTGCCTCTAGCTCTAATTTCTAGATCACCTTTTATCTCTGGATCAAAGTCAAACTGCATATTAAATGCAAACAATGCTTCACCCATAGGACGTAACATATAGTCATCCATGTTCTTAATTACGGTACGTATTGCATTACTGGCTGCACCCATTAACATAGATATACCTGATGCAGTTCTACCTGTACCCTGCACACCTGTCTGTCCGTATGAGTATGATGGTAATCCTGATGACTCATCAGACAATACTCTTGCTTTATCAAACAACATCATATTTTCACTTGACACGTTTGGAAACTTAGTACCAAATATAGCTTGACCTGGCGCACCACCCTGTCTCCTAAATATCTTACCAGGATATACTGTGAGATCCTGACCAGGTGCTAGGTTTGTCTCATCAACCTCAATCAATAGATTACCAGATAAGATAGCATTGTCAACAGCTAATCTCATAAAACCATTCATTAATGTTTGAGTATCATCCATGTTCTCTGCTAGACCTACACCAAAGAAACTATATGGGTTGATCTCGTATGGACTTGCAACGTATGGGATACGCTTTGGTACGAATGGATTTATAACTAATCTTAGTATCTGATTGTTACATACCCAACAGTTAATTTGTATCTCATCATCTTTGATTTCACTTTCAGGTATCTCTAGTCCTTGACTCTCTGCTATGTCTTTATCTATCGTACCCCAGAACTCTAGTACTTCAAACCTTTCAACATCTCCACCATAACCAGCAAAACCTTCCCCACCAAAATCTGATGCAGTTTCATTATCTGTTAAACTATCTTCCCACCACTCACGGCTATAGTCTTCACCCTCTTTAATAGCAGCTTCAATAGACTTACCTCTAAAGAATGGACGCTTCTTTAATGCTCTAAGTTGTGATCTGGTTAGTCTATGACGTTCAACAACATATACACAATCTTCCATATTATATGCATCTGGGTCAGGATAAAAATCCCAAACAGATGTATATTCTACTTTAGGTACAGTTTTAATTACTGGATCGTATGTGCCATCATCTTCCCAATTTGGATATTCTTTATCAAAAGCAAATGGGCCTTTCATAATAGCAGTACCAAACAATACACACTCAAACACAGAATGTCTAAGATGTTTAGTTGCTGCTGATTCTTCTAGTTGATCTTTGATTTTCTTTTCCATCTTCTTAGCTGCAACCATAGCAGGATGGAAAGTAATAGCTGATTGTGTTTGACCTGGACCTTCTTTAAGTCCTTCTAAATCTTCTAGCTTTTCTTCTAATGCACCAAGTTTCTCATTCAATATAGCTGAAGTATCACCTGGTTCTAGATCATTGCCATCACCAGGAAAACCGTATATACTCTTAAATTCTTCAAAAGCTTGTTCTTGTTCTTCTTCTTTAGGATCTATATGCACACTATCATATACACCTTCAGGTAAGGTGGTTGGCTCTACGCCAATAGGAAATCTATTCTGACTAAATAAAACATCTATGATCTGACCGTATGCTGCAAGAACTTTTGTCTTAGTTACTTTAATAAATACGCGAGACTTTTCTGTTTCTGTAAATTGTACGTCTGGTCCGTATATACCACGATAGTTTCTATAGGCTTGCACCCATCGTTCTTCATCAGTATGTCTACCATCTTTAGCTCTATCAAACCTAGCCTTAACATAACTAACTAAATTAACGTAGGACTCTTCTGTATTCTCTACATCATCTAGCACTACTATATCGTTATCATCTGCCATATTTTTTCCTTATGTTAGTCTTTTGAATATGTGGCCCATATAAATACACTAGCAGCAAGCATTAATGCTAAAACTATAAGTATATATACAAAAACTTCCATGTTAATATCCAAACACTGAATCAGATGGTTGATACCTAGTCTTTGGAGTATTCTCGTATGCTGTACGTATATTAGTTGGTCTTGACATAATCATATACCTTAACGCATCATACAAGTGATCTTCAGCTTTAGTATCAACATCTTCAGGATTACGAGAGTCTACTGGTAAAGCTGCTAACTGACTTATAAGATTTCTACAGTTCTGCATTATAACAATGCTTGGTTCTTTTGTTTCTTCATCTATCATCAGTCTTTTATGCAATTCTATTTTACCTGCAACCCTAGACCCTGGTGATCTATCTGATGGTCTAAATCTACATCCCTCTCTATTTAAAGTTTCTGCTATTGATGGTCCTGCATCACCTCTCCTAGCCCAACAAGAACTATCTAACAATGCATCTTGTATTCTACCATCACCTTCTTCTACTTCCATAATCATCTGACCTAGCTTATCAGCAGTCAAACGGTTAACGTACAACTCTCTATATATCCACAAACAATTATCAAAATCAACAGCCCCCCATAAAATAGCGGAGTGGGCCGCGTATCCGAAGTCGGCTGCTCTAATCTTCGTCCAGCCCTTCGGAATCTCAAAACTTTCGCACGTATGCACCGTCTTATCAAACTCAGGAAATGCACCTTCTTCAACTACATCCCAATCGCCATATAAGAATTGCTTCCTCTTAACTTCAGGTAGAGAAGCAAGCATTGCAACATAACTACCATCTTGTGTCAAGTATGGATTATCCCATACAGATGCAGATATAAACTTTCTAGTTATCTCGCTAGTTAGTGTTCTACCTTCTAACTCATATTCTATTTTCTCAGTTACCCTAGTATTTGGTTCAGCAGGATCTATGAACATCTTCTTAACCCAAGCTGATCCCACGTTACCAGGATTTCCTGTAGCCCTCATGTGTAGAGGAATAGTAGGATCTGTAGTACGCAATGATGATCTCAAGAATTGCCAGATATCAGGATTTGCATACTGTGGTAACTCATCTACTCCAATCCAAGAGTAAGACTGACCTTGATATCGTAGAACATCCTGTAAGTTTTCACAATATCCAAACTCTAGTCTTGCTCCACTAGGAAAGTACCAAGTATTTTCTTGACTTTTCCATTTAGCTCCAGGTGCAGCTTTCGGATATAATTGTTGCGTCTGGAATATAACATCTCTTAACTCAGGCATAGAACGTCTAATAAGTAACATTCTAGCAGCAGGTTTTTCTACAAATCTTAACGGTGCTATGAGTAAGCTATACGTTTTACCTCCACCTCTTGCACCACCATAAAATACTTCTCTCTCATTAGCAGACAAGAACTGTGTCTGTGGACCTGGGTTTGGTTTAAAGACAACTTCAGGTTCAGATGCAGTCTGATCTGTAAAATCTAATACTTCTGGTTCAACAGTATCTTTTTTTAATGCTTTA